GAAACCCCTCTATCTCTCCTGATCCTAGTAGTTCAATTAAGGTTTGAAATTGCTTTGATTGCAGTGCGTCATTTGGTAGATTTGGATCTGTTAAACCAGCAACTTGACCTAAGAAAGTATTATGACCGCCACCATTAGGAAAACTTAAATTTGCCATTAGGTTGTTCCCTCCACTTGAACAGTATCAATACCAGAACTAATTACAACTGAACCAGTAAATACTTGACCATAAATAATAGGCACTGGAACACCAGCCCTTGCTACGTTTTGTATTGACCCAAAACCAAAAGATTGAAACGTAGGATCATTTTGTGAAAAGCTATCAGCCATAACACCGCTTGGAATATCTTGTCTAGGCATAAGAAAGTTTGATGCCTCATTAACAAGCATAGATGTACCTATAGCAGTGAAAACAGGAGCAACCATTGAACCAATAGTCAAGCCAGCAATCGTAGTTCCACTACCTAAAGCTGTAAACAAACCTCCAACAACAACATTCTTTGCACCTATAGCAATAGGGATTATCTGTATATCTTCATCACTCTGCAAAGTTAATAAATCCTCTGTAATCTCCATACCGCCCATTTTGATCTTATAAAACTGATTCATCATATGATTTTCGACCTCTGGAAAATTTGCAATCAAAAAATGAAATGCCTGTTTTGGACTTGCAACAGCCGCTTCAAAATATGACTGCCCAAGAAACTTTCTTAATCTGCCATAAACTTTTATTTTTTTAAGCTTCATATCTATAAACCTTTTTTGTGGCTTCTA